TGACCAACTACGTTGTTATCTTGCATCCACCATAGATAAACTTCTTCACCACAGCTCCACTTCACATCTTTTCCGCGCCGCTTGCGTTCCTCAATCATTCTGTCAAAAGCACGTATATAGGCTTGCTTGTATTTTGGGAAATCATACATTTCCTTTTCCCTCTGCTTCTTCGATGCAAGCGGACAGCCTAAGCAACCTAACCTATTATATCCGCATTGGTACAGCTCACATACCTGAATATCTTTTTCACCAATGAACTGCCAGATATTTTGATCTGTCCAGTCAATAATTGGATTAACTACTGTCTTTGCTTTCATCTGGCAATTTTCAAATAATCTTCTAGTACAATCATTATCGGTTATAAGCATTTTCTCATCAGAAACGCCGATACTTTTGCTTGCTGTCTGTCCTAATACTTCAAATGGGCTTCTATTACTTCTCTTGCTACTTTCAGACCATCTAACGCCTGTTGCAATCATTCTGTTAGGATTCCCACCTTCTTTCAGTTCTGAACAGCAATACCGAACAATTCTGGTAGGTGGCATTAGTTTTCTTGGAATAAGATTCCACATTGTAAGACGGTTGCCGTTTTCCTGCACATGATAATCAATCTCGCATTTGATGCCTTTGTCCGTCAATTCAGAAAACGTATTCTTGATATGCCTTACTGTCTGCGGTGCATCAACAGTGGTATGTGAGTTATGTACTTCAAACGGAATTCCAGACATTCTGAATAGTTCAAGAAGCACATCTGAATCCTTTCCGCCGGAATACTCACATACAAGTGGTTTGTTATAATGTTTCAACGAGAGATCAGACGCAAGCCGGATTCTTTCAATTGCTTTTTGCTCTAAATCCATAATATTTACGCTCCAAATCTTCTGACCAATTCTTTATTCAAATCTAGAATCCGTACATCTGTTTTGGATTCCAACTCTTCAACCATGCTCATAAAACTTCTTTCTCCACGGTTCGCTTGGCCTACAAACTCATTTGCACAATTAATTACGTCCAAAAGTCTTTTAGTGGAAAAGCCATGCAATTTCCGTAATGCCAGCATGGTTGTTACCGTGTTAATTGTATTCGCCCAGTCGTCGCCAGTGCTGAATCCATCGTTGTAAGCCTGATCTTGCATGACTTCCAGCTCTTTACGTGAATTCTGCATGGCTCTGGCGAATGCCTGTGACATTTGATTATCGCATTCCAGCACCCTATTTTTCTTTGGCGCTTTCATCTTTAATTTGCTTCCCATGTTTCTTCCTTTCGTATCTGTATTCCGTCAAACGGTATGCTCTCGATATTCCCGGATGTTCTGTGGCAATCAGAGAATCCATCTCCAATTGCCGCATATGTCTCTGGACGGTACACTTTGTAAGGTCTGTTCCATCCATAATTTCTTCATAAGAAGGCATATATCCGTGTTTCTCAAAATACTCCACCAGAAATCTGTAAATATCGTTTCTGGCAGATTGTCCCTCATTATATTTTCTCTGACGGTAATTCATACGCAAAACGGCTATTCTGCCGCAGTATTACTTTTCTCTTCACGCATTTTATTTAATCTTTCCGCAGCTTTCTTTTTCGTTTCGTCGGAATATTTTCTTGGTGGATTGATTTTAATGTAGGAATAAGGCAAGTGGGCGAAAATAGATCCATCGTTATTTCTGGCAATAATTTTCACATCTTCTGGAAATTCCTTTTCTAATTCCTCGCATCTGTTCTTCCAGGCACTTCCATTCTTGGCAGTAAGCCCTACATAATCTCTTCCGGGAATCCACTCAATAACACATTCATTGGTATTCTCTGCCATGTAATCACTCTCCTTTTAAATAATCAAAGATTGATATTTGCTGATAACATTGTTTTACGATAAAAAATCCTCAATACTCATTTGTCCTACCGGGCAATCCATTACATTTCCATTCAGTGCTTCTTCTACATTTGCTTTCATTTGTTTAAAATAGCTTTCTTTAAGTTCACATGAGATTGCTCTTCTTCCAAGTGTTAAAGACACAAATGGGGTGGAACCGATACCACCGAATGGGTCAAAAATTATATCTCCTGGATTGCTCCATAATTCAATGCAGCGCTGAATAACTTCCAGCTGCAAAGGGCAAATATGACGTTCGTCCTTATCTTCTCGTGCAGATTTTTTCTGTAATGTATCGCTCTGCCTAATGTCCATCCATACTGGACTTGCGTAGTTTTGCCACACATCAACAGGAAAAGTCTCGTGTGTATGCGAAATTCGTTCTGGATTTTCTCCTGGCTTTCTCATTGTGACAATATAATCCGGGATTCCCTGCCTGTTCATTGCACTATCTTTTCTAATCTGCTTATGCAGCAGTCCCAATGCTTTTGTTCTTTGCATTTCAGTTACTGGATTTTTCCAGATGGTAACCTTACTATGGTAAATAAATCCGCAATCTTCAAAAATCTGTCGCATGATTGCTGGAAAGTCTTTCAAGCCAATCACGCCGTCACGCTCTTTCATAAGCGGCAAGTCCATACAATGAAAACTAAGTAATCTTCCGGGCATTGTTATTCGATACAGTTCTTTTGCCAGATAGATAAAATGGTTGTAAAATTCATCATCTCCCTTACTATTCCCCATATCCCGGTCACTGTTACTGTATGTATACAAGCTAGAAAATGGTGGTGAAAATACTGTATAATGAATACTTTCGTCCGGGATTTCTTTTGTGATTTCGCAAGAATCGCCGTTGTATATTGCGTATTTTTCTTTAACAACCTGGTCTAAAACATTCATGCTGTAAATTCCTCCCAATCTGGCAATTTCATTTCTTTTGTTGGCTCATAAGGCGTACTTATACGGCAAGTGCTTTTAAGCTCTTTTTTTGTTATTTCCTTTGTTAATTCTGTCATTTCAGACTGCATTTTCTGGAAATCACATTGCTTCCTTTCAATATTTTCCTTTACGCAGCCTTCCTTCGCGGAAATAATAATGTAAACATTCACAGGCTTCTCTTGCCCGAACCGCCAACACCGTCTGACTGCTTGGTAATACTGCTCATAGCTATCTGAAAGTCCAGTAAATATCATATTGTGGCAATTCTGCCAGTTCATGCCGAACCCTGCAATTTTGGGCTTTGTGATAAGGCATTTGACCGTTCCATCAGAAAACGCCAACATAGAGTTGCTTTTATATTCTGATTTATCAGAGCCTTTTACTTCCACGGATTCAGATATCAGTTCGCTTAATCTTGCTGATTCGTCATTTAAATCACACCATACAAGCCATTTCTCATTTGAACTATTTACAAGTTTCGCAGCTTTTTTACATCTAAGTTCAAGACTTTCCTTTCTGGCTTCTCTTCGTTCTGTAAGTGTTAATGATTCTTTTATCGGCTCATTTCCGTCTACAATAATTTCGTTAATGTTAAGTTTCGGAAGATCGTAGCCAGATACTTGATACCCGATATTTGCTGGGTTATCTACAAATACACTGAATGTTGCCAGCCATTGCCAGAATACATCTGTTGCATGCCCCTTTAATCTCCATTTAGATGTTTGTCCACCGTCATGCACAAAGAACATTGATAACATTTCCGACCGTGTCATAACGCCGCAAAATTCGCTGTGATTTCCTATTTCCATATAGTCATTGGGGGCTGGTGTTGCAGTACAAGCCAACTTATAAGGAACTGAATGAAAATTCTGAATAATTGCTGTTCTGACTTTTCCAGAATAAGATTTAAGAATACTACTTTCGTCAAGTACAACTCCCACAAATTCATTTGCAACAAATTTATCCATTTTTTCATAATTGGTAATATTAATACCGCTGATACATTCAGATTGGCTTTCCACAACTTTTGCAGTATAACCAAATTTTTCAGCTTCACGCTTCGTTTGATCCGCCACAGCCAACGGTGCAAGAATAAGAACCATTCCACCAGCGTGTGTGCAAACTTGATGTGCCCACGAAAGTTGCATTGGTGTTTTTCCTAAACCGCAATCAGCAAATATGCAGGCTTTTCCTTTCTTTAAAGCCCATCTCACAATGTCTTTTTGAAATTCATACAACATTGGATTTAATTCCGATTTATCAATATCAAACCCACTGCTTTCAAGAACAAATCGTTTGCTCTTTAAAAAATCTTCATAATTCATTTTTAAAAGAAGCCCGGTGCACCCTTACGTCAGCTGAAGGCAAGCTCCTTTCATTTTTTATTTTTTATCTTTGGAATTTAGCCAGTAGAACTACTGGTGTGTTAGAATCAGTGATAGTTTTCTTCATTGAGTAAGTCGTTGAATTTTTCCAACGCCTTAATAGATACTTTGTTATTTGCTTTTTCTGGTCTGATTGATACATTTAAGTGAGTATCAATGATGTGTTTTAATTCTCTTGCAAGGGTTTTCTTGCCTTGTTGAAGTCCATCTCTATAACCTTTTGCTGGGCGAAATTCATTGATTTTTTCTTTTCCTTCTCCTTGGCTCCCAGAGGTTTTATTATATCTGCATTGATATCCTTTTTTGGTATACTCTAATATCCAGTATTGTTCCATTTTATCAAGCTGTTCGACAGGATAATGGATAAAATTTATTTTCCACCCAAAAGGATTTTCTTCACTGTAAAATCCTCTTTTCTTAATTGATAGGTCTATGTGCTGATACCCAGTAAGGTGTGAGCACATCCTCTGAATTATATGTACTGCCTGACCTATATAAAAGTATGAGATTTCGTTTTCATCAGTTCTGGTTAAAAAATATATTCCGCTCCCATCATCAAGCTTTGGATTGATCTTCATGAGTCTTTTTCGATTCGTTGTTTCAATAGCTTTTGCCTGTCTAAGCTTTTTATAATCCACCCAGAATCACTCCTTTTCAATCTGGTCAATGAGTTTTTTGCACTCAGCTTTGACATAAGCAAGTGAGTGAATTTTGCAATCTGGATTTTTGTTTAATTCTCGCCAGTAATCTCCCATTATTTTAAGCATTTTTTTGAAGTCTGGTTCTTCCCCGAAATACTGTTCTGCTATCTCAATATCATAACCATCGAAACAATGAGCGCAGTCAAATCCAATCCACCATGTATCATCATCGTCACAATCGTGTAGAAATGGTTCTGAATAAGTAACTCCACCATGACAGTCAAGATAACCTAAATCATCAACACTTTTCTTTGCTAACTTATGGCTGTAAGGTATACCAACATATCCGCATCTGTATGCTCCTGGCATAAACAGAACCACATATGGATAACCTTTGTATGTAGACTTTGTTTCTAAAACTGGTTTCATTTAATCACTCCCATTCACTCTCGTATTCATCTTCGCCCTCATCATAGTAACCATTTTCCATGATTTCTTTGAATGCAGCTATTGCCTTTCTGAACCTGTCACGCAAAACCTGTTCTTTCTGTTCAAGATCATCAATAACCTTTTTTCTTTCTGCGATTTCTTCTAAAAGAGATTTATTCTCTTCTTCAAGATTGTATCTGGCAATACGTTTCATGGTTGTTGGGTCAAGTTTTACAATTTCCTTTCCAGTAACGTAAAGAGTTGTTGGATTCATTATTGCCGGCGCATACGTTCTTGTCTCGCCATAAACCGATGTAGTTTCTATTTGTTCTGGTGGTTCAGTAATATCCTCAATGGATTCAACATCAAAGCACATCATTTTCTGATTGCTAAAATAAATAATCTGTCCTGTTTGTACCATTTCATCACTCCTAACTAAACGGAAATTCATCTTCCATACTGCCTAAATCTGGCACATCCATGAAACTAGGTTCCGGCGGCGGTACTGGTCGTGTATCTGGTTTCTGTGGATTCTCTGTCTGACCTTTGTTTTCTGCAAAATCATGTGATTCCACAAAACAGTCATTTGTGTATATTTTTTCACCATTTTGGTTCGTATAACTTCCAGTCTGCCATTTCCCTCTAATATTAATTTTCATTCCTTTTTTCAGAAATTTCTCAACAAATTCTGCATTCTTTCCAAGTGCTACGCATGGTATAAAGTCGGCTTTACGCTCTGTGTTCTTTCTTTTTTCTCTATCAACCGCCAATGTGTATCTGGCAATATTAGTGTCGTTAGTTCCCATTCGTATTTCCGGGTCAGCTGTCAGCCGCCCGGATAATACAACTACATTAAATCCCATACAATCACCTCTCAATCTGAATGTCGCATCTAATAAGTGCGTGTTTGATTTTCTTTGTATTTCCTGTTACAGTTTCTTCTTTCCCGATAACAAAGGAAATATCATCTTCTGTTACGTTGAATCCTTTTGTTTTGATATGCTCCATGATGATTTCTTTAATTTCATCTGTGCCGATTCCGATTGTTATTTCCAATGGTGTTACCTCCCTGGTTTGTATACTGGTGGCATTGGTTGCCATGCAATGACTGGGTAATATGCAATTCCGTGTTCTTCTACCATGCCCCATCTTCCACCGCCTAAATATGTAAGGGTTGTTGGTAACTCGGCGTCTTTTATGGTAACGTTGTATTTTATCTTATCTTCTGGGCTTTCTCTCACATCTGGCTCTGGCGGTAACTTCACATCTGTTGGAATCCACATATCCGCAGGACTGTAGGAACAGATCAGTTCTTCAACTTTCTTGATTGCGTCATTCCAACCTTTGTCGTACTTACATTCCTGTTCGGAAGGTTCTGGCTTTTTCAGTTTGTTAAGTGTTTTTAAGAAGATTTTCATTGGTTAATCCTCCTTAACTTTCTCGACAGTTTCTTTTATCGCTTCTTTCACAGCCTTGGTTTTAATCATCTTATCTGCCAAGGCTTTTGCCGCTTCCTGTACGATCACGCTTTCATTCTTTTCTAGTATCTCGGAAATATGAGAATGTATCATCCTACACAGCGGCTCATTGGTTTCTCTACTACCATATAACTCTTTTTTATAAATAACTCCTTTGATTTCTTTAGTAATTTTTTCAACTACCCTGTCCTCAACATTTTTACGGATTTCCTTGGCAATTTCTTCCTCATTAACACCAATCGTTACTGGTACACTGAATACGCTCATTTTCAATTTCCCTCCCCTATAGCTATCACATCACATCCAATAAATACCAATTCCTCATGTTCACTCATTCCATAGCCGACAGATTTTCTTCCTACTTTAAAAAATACATTATTTGTATTAACCGTAACTCCTTCAGTTTTTTCCATATAATCAGAAACAATAGCTTTCAAAATATCTTCATTTAAGAAAGTTTTTCTTTCGACTATCGGATGTTCTTTTGGCATATATTCAAGCCATGTCTCTACACCTTTGTATTCTTTTCCTTCTGTGTCAGTCCATTCGCCATTTCCAGCATATGCAAGCATGATGATTTTTTCGGAGTTTTCCAACTTTACATAATACAAACATGCGGTATCATCAACTGGTGTTTCTGGAAGCACATCTTCTACTGAACGCCATGCACTAGGTGAAGGAATTGTTTTTCCTGTTTTGCGGTCTACATGCTCCTGTCCTTTAATTACATAGTTTTTGAATTTTCTTTGCATTAATTTTCTCCTTTCAAAACGGACATAAGTCCAAGTTAATTTCCAGTCCAGGTCTTGCAATCTGAACCAGCGCATCATCCCAAACCACCGCTTCTTTAATCTCTTTCAAAATCTGTTCCGGGTCAGCTGCTTCATTACTCAAATGCACCAATGTTACCGTCCGTAATGCCGCCGTATGGTTTGTATTTACTAGGCTTTTGCAAGTATCTAAGGAACAATGCCCTTTAAGCCTGTGCGTGTAATTTTCGGCTGTTTTGTCAACCAATTCTCCACAATAGTTGCACTCAATAACCAAGTGATTCAATCGCATTGCCTTGAAGTTGTACTTGCAGTATTCAAAGTCAGTCATGTACAACAGTTTTCCCATTTCTTCATGCTCTACAATATACCCATAATTGAAACAAGGAATAAGTTGCCCTGTGTCCTTATCTCTTGTGGTATGTGGCAAATAAAATGGTATTACAGTGAACGAGCCAACCCGGAACGGTCTTTTCTCTGGAACTCCTTTCATCAATTCGCCAGTGATTATTTGCAGATGTTCCACGGTTTCATCATTGGTGTAAATCTGAATACCAGCATTCATCAGTTCCCGAAATGATTTGATGTGATCTCCATGCTCATGACTAAGCAATACGCCAGAAACATCACTTGTTCTATAATCAATAGCTTTCAGAATGTCTTTGTATCTGCATCCGCAGTCCAGAAGAAGCATTTCTTCGCTGTTGGATTTCAAAACATAGCAGTTTCCATTGGTACTCCCTGTGTTTACTACTCTCATGAACATTTTTCATCACCTCGCTTTCCGAATATTCCTTTAAATCAGTTTTCCTCATTCACTACAATACCGCCGTGGATAATAACTCTCTTTCCGTCCGAATCATCAAAGTAAACTTCGTTCTCGGATTCGGAAATATCAAACTTTCCAGACCAGGACTTGATTTTACCACCGTTGTAATCGTAAACAGTTACGGTACGATTCAAACCACCGTCAATATCACTGGATAGTGATTTCAATGATCTACTACAGGAAGAACAACCGCTAAACATTGTGATTGCTGTAACCCCTGTGATTAATACTGCTGTCTTAATACATTTATGCTTCATTTTGGCTCTCCTTTTACATTGTAAGTCGGATTATAATGAGTACCACATATGTAATAACATTTAAAAGAATAATTAAATTGGTTCGATTGTATTCATTTTTTCGAATAAAAGTTACTATCCATCCCAAAAGTGCTATTGAAAGTAAAATAATAAGCACAATTGTGTGAGCTGCCATCCTACATTTCCTCCTGGCTCATAAATGACGGAATTTCTGTTTCCACTGGCTCTGCTGCCGGAACTTGTTCTTTCTCGGCGGTCTTTACAACTTCTGCGACTGTTGGATGTTTAGGCTGTTCTTCGATTTCCGCTGGCTCGTCTGGGATAAATTCTTCTGAATTGGCGTTCTGCTCGATTTCTTCCTGTACTTCTCTGTATGTGGCATCCATCATGTTGTATTCGTAAGCCTGCACTGGATTGTCCCATCTCTTAGGAATAGACTTCATAATGTTGTTTCGCATCTTACGAATAATCATTGATTCTCTGGATTGTGTTTCATAATAAGACGGTGAAATATACGGTCTTAATTCCTCACAGTCAATGATTGCTTCCATTTCTCCAATGTCAGCGACCTTTTTCATGATTTCTTTTTTCTTTGCTTCAATTTGAGCTTTCTGCACATCTGTAGCTTTATATCTGTCTGCACAAATTCCAAATGTTTCATTCTGGAGATTATTCTTGATGTGTGCTGCAAGATTCTTCAGTACATCTGCTCTTTCACAAGAAAGATATTCAATATGTCCGTCCTTATACTGAATCGGATATACGATACGGACTACCTTACCTACACCAGATTCTTCCCATTCTGGCGGTGTGATTTCCACACCTTTATGTCTTGGTGGGATATACTTATCACCTTCTCTGACTTTCCAGTACGGGAATACTTTAGCTACATCGACACCATATCTACTTACAAGAGCGTCATTTCCATCGCCCTCAATCGCAAATTCGATTTTCTTCTCCCACTGAGGTTTCTGCCCTTTCGCCGCTATATTTACGTTTCTGATCTGGAAATAACATTCTCTCGGCTGCGCATTTGCGTTCAGCTTCAATGCTGCTACTTTGCTCAGAATGAATTTAAGGTTAGAACCATTGATTGCTTCAAAACTCACTCCACTCTCATGCACCATCTGGAAAATAGATCCCATTGCTGCCACTACGCAATCCTTTGAGTAGGAATCAAATTCCATTCCTCTTGAAGTTAAATCTCTTTCCATTAAATCGACATAACGATTTGTGTAGTAGGAAAGCTGTGTGTTAAAATTTGCTACCTGTGTTGTTTCTGCCATATTAATTCTCCTTTTCTTTTTTGCCTTAGGTGCATTCAAAATGAGATAATATGTAATGTTCTGTAGTTTCCTATAATGATATGTGCTGTCCTATTTTCGATGTGTCATATTATCCCATCGTGAATACACCTAAGGTTTTATTTATTTTCTTGGGTGCACGCGCAGTAGATTGAAAATATGTTTTTGGCTATCATGTTTTGCCCTTCTGTTTTATTTTCTATCTTCTGGCTTACATAATTTGTAAATTTTCAATCCACCGTGAATGCACCAAAGAGTTATGATCGGTGGCATACGAAACAGAATGAATTTAATGTCGTGTCACGTGCTATGATATTCTGTTATTTTTCTTACTGTACTTTCCGGGCATTCACCCGGATTCATATACCACCGATAGTTACCAAATTAAATGATAGTCACATTGTCCGGGTTGATGTGATATCTGCCGTTTCCGTTTGCTCTCTGTGTTCCGATTCCGATGTACTTTCCACTGGTTTCAATCAGCTGCAATACTGTCTCATATGGAAATACAATGTCCGGGCAAGATACCTCAATAGTGGTTCTCCAGTTATGGAAAACGTTACTACTACAAAGAACCGGGCTTGCA